CGGAGTAAAAACTGTTTCCTTAGAACGGGTGTATGAAGAATTAAAGAAATGCTATGAATATAATAGTTGGGCAACCATTGAATTCTTTAGAGAGTGCCCGCACTTAGAAAAGATTATATTCAAGGATATGGGACTTAATTTAGTCCCACAAATTTAATCCTCCCTCCGTGGTGTAATGGATTAACACGTCTGTCTTCTAAACAGAAGATTGCAAGTTCGAATCTTGTCGGAGGGACCAATTATTTTTGAGGTTATGTTGACTTATGCCACCTAAAAGATTACAATCAAAGAAAGAGTTGTTAGAGTTTGTAGTCGATATGCATACTCGTTACTCTAAACTCTTTGATGGGACTCATAGTGAGTTTGTTTCACGGTACTATCTAAAAGATTTTCTACGGGACATTGTAGTTATCCAACACTATGCGAGTAAGAAAGATGATAACGCAAGTTAGGGACGGAAAAAAGGTTTGGCCGACGTGTCCCGAATGTGGGTGTAGATTAATGGAAATGCCCATTTGTAACCACTTAAAGCATTTTAGAGGCAAGGATTTTGATAGGGATGCTAAAGGCTGTAAGTGTCCAGAGTTACTTGCGGGTGGAAGTATGTATCAAAATCAGGTAATATTCACTAACGCAGGGTATAATTGCGAATAATCAGGGTGTAGCTCAGCTTGGTAGAGCGTCGCGTTTGGGGCGCGAAAGTCGAAGGTTCGAATCCTTTCACCTTGAATTTAAGTCTGGAAAGACAAAAATTGAGTAAAGAAGAAGAAAAATATAAAAGCCAAGTATTAGGACAACCTATTAGTACAGCTAATTCAAAACTTAGAAAGATGTTACTTTTTAAGTATGTTGCTTTATCTGGTAATGGGAATTGCTATAGGTGTCAAAAGGAAATTTTGTTTATAGAGGATTTTTCTATAGAACATAAGATAGCATGGCTTCATAACCCTCTAGGCAGGGAGTTATTTTTTGACCTAGATAATATTTCTTTTTCACATCGAGTATGTAACTCTTCTGCGTCTAAAACTTATAAAGACGGTATTGCTCCGAATACGGGTAAACCTAGCCTACGACGAAAGATTGGCCCTGTGGGAACAGTCTGGTGTTTTAGATGTAAATATTTCAAATCTGGGAACCTTTTCGATAGGGATGCTACAACATGGAGTGGATTTAAAGCAGAGTGTAAATTCTGTCGAAGCTTATGGCGAAAGCGTAGATATCGGGAGGGAAAATCTAGATAATTAGGTCCGGGTGTTTTTTATGGGGAGCAGAAATAAACATAGAGATTGGTATAGGTCTGCCAAAAGAACAGGGCATTTTCCTCTTACCTTTAATTTCGTATTTATCAAGGAAGATAAGTACGTCCAGTGTTCCTACTGTGGAATGTTCGTCCATTTTAAGGCTATCACAAAGGACCATGTATATCCCAAGAGCAAGGGCGGGGAAATAAAAACTCCTGCTTGCATGAATTGCAATGTTGTCAAAGAGGATATGTTTCCCATTGAATTCGCTATCTTTGCTAGTAAATCTGGCATTGACATAGCAACCATCCCTATCGGATATTTGGAAAACGGTTAGGGCAAGAAACAGGGCGTCATTGATGTTTAACGGTAGCATATCAGACTTCCAATCTGAGTGAGCGGGTTCGAATCCTGTATGGCGCACCAATACTAAAGGGGGTGAAATGTTTGGCACAACACGTAACAGTCTTCTCTTCGCAAGCAAGAATTGCAGATGTAGCAAGTCCTGATTTTAAAAATCATGCAGGAGTAGGAGCCGTTGTAACAATTAATGTTACTGCAACTACTTCAACACCTAGCGTTGTATTTACGCTTCAAGGGAAAGACCCAACTTCAAGTCAATACTATAATATACTGTCGTCTTCTGCTATAGTAGTATCAGGAATAACGCACATGAAAGTGCATCCTGATTTTACGGCAGGGACAAATGTGGCTAAAGATATAATGCCCTCTGTGTGGCGAGTATATGCAGACCACGCTGACGGAGATTCAATAACTTACTCAGTAGGAGCTTCATTAATTTAATGGATGACGAATCAAAACGTTTATGGTCACAATATGATTTGGCTATGAAGCGTATAGCCTCAAGCAAGGCAGGAGCATCGGGCGGGCTAGAAAGAGAGTACTCTAAAGCTTATCAACGTCTAGTAGCTGCTGGATTAGTACAACAAATAAGAGCAAAATATAGAATGCGGTAATCGTATAGGGGCCATTATATAGGTTTGCCATGTCTAGGACGAGGGTTCGATTCCCTCTTACCGCACCATTTAATGTTGATTATCCTATCCTAATAAAAGTGGGATAGGTTGACAAACACATTGTAAAAGTGGTACAGTTAAGTATGGGCCGGTAGCTCAGAGGCAGAGCCAGAGATTTTTAACCTCTAGGTCGGGATTTCGAAATTCCCCCGGCTCACCAAACACATAGGAGATTGAATTGGGTAAGAAAAAGAATCAAGATATTCTAATCAATATCTTGTTAGACCGTTCCGGCTCAATGTCGCAAAGAGCGACAGATGTTATTGGGCACTATAACCAGTATATAGAAGAACAGAAAAAGTTGCCCGGTAAAGCAACTGTTTCTCTTGTTCTTTTTGATGACCAGTATGAGGAAGTTTATCTAGGGCAAGATATTCAGATTCTTGGACTTCTAACTGAAAAGACCTACTTTGTTCGTGGTAACACAGCATATCTCGACGCTATTGGAAAGCTAATTCATTCAGTTGATGCGCTACCCAATAAGCCCAAGAAAGTTATATTCGTTGTTAATACTGATGGATATGAAAATGCTAGTAAGGAATATGGATGGCGTCAAATTAAAGAGCTTGTAGAAGAGCGACGTAAGAGCTTTGATTGGCAATTCCTCTTTATTGGTGCAGGACTAGACGATGCAGCTATGGCACAAACTGTGGCTAGCTCGGGATTTAGTGGCTACACTAATACAGTAGGTGCTGGTGGTCAAAGTATCGGAGCCTCATTTTCTAATCTAAATAGCTCTACTAGAAATTACCGAAGTGGTGCTACAGCAGATGTTAACTTGGGTAATTCTACAGTTGATGTAGAAGAGGATGAAGAGTTAGTTAAAAAGAAGGGTAAAAAATAATTAGGGGCCGGTAGCTCAGAGGCAGAGCGTTGGATTCTTAACCCGAAGGACGAGATTTCGAAATTCTCTCGGCTCACCAAATTGCCCAATAATCAGAATGTATAACGATTAATACACGTAGGTCGATAGTTTAATGGTAAAATGTCTGTCTCCAAAACAGAAGACTTAGGGTTCGACTCCCTATCGGCCTGCCAACTTAAACAAAGGAGCCAACTTCAATGCCAGCTAAACAAGAATATCAGCATTACATTAATCACATTTCACTTGTTGTAGATAAATCAGCATCAATGAGCGGACAACCTGTAGTAAAGGTGTTCGACAAAGAGCTAGAATATATGAAGAAGCGGTCCATCGAGTTGGACCAAGAAACTCGTATCTCTATCTACTTATTTGATGATAAAATTGAATGCTTAACGTTCGATATGGACGTTATGAGATTCAAGTCTCTAGAAGGCTATTATAAGATTGGTGGTAACACAGCACTTATTGATGCTGTTCTAAAGTCCACCGAAGATAACAAGAAATTACCAGAGCTTTATGGCGACCATGCTTTCCTGCAATACGTTATTACTGACGGACAGGAAAATCGGAGTAAGCACAGCGCAAGTAGTTTAAGTGACTTGCTAAAGACGCTTCCCGATAATTGGACTACAGCTTGTTTAGTACCAGATAAATCCGGTGCTAACTATGCTGAAAGATTTGGATTTAATGGAGGTTCAATCTCCATTTGGGATACACACGCTGCGGGAGCCTTTGAAAAGGTTGGCACGCAGTTTAGTAAGACAATCGATAACTATATGGCGATGCGTTCTCGCGGTACTCGCGGAACCAAGACGCTATTTACTATGGATACGTCGAATCTAACAAAGACAGCACTAAGAGAAATTCCACAAAAGAGTTTCGATATCTATCCTGTTCATCAGGATTCGCCTATCAAAGAGTATGTTGAATCATTCTCGGGCGAAAAATATCGTCTCGGTTCTACCTACTACCAGCCTGTAAAGCCGGTACGTATTCAAGATTACAAAGGAATCCTCTTACAAGATGTAAGAAATGGGCGAGTCTACGAAGGTAGTAACGTCCGTCAGTTGCTAGGAATTCCGAACGAGACAGCGGAAGTTAATCCCGGCAACCACAAGGATTGGCGAATCTTTGTGCAGAGTGCATCAGTTAATAGAAAACTCTTTGCTGATACATTTGTATTGGTAATGAGATAATCCTCTCATCGTTCATCGGCTAGGATACTTGACTGTCTATCAGGGGAGAGCGGTTCGATTCCGCTTGGGAGGGCCAAAATGTATGATTTTGATGCGTGTAAGAACCATCAAGATAAAGACTGTAAAATCTGTGCCCGTTATGATGTAGTAGTAGAAGCGTTTCCTGATAAGAAGCATACTACATCATTTTGGGTAGGTCAAGATTTAGAAATGGAATGGGGACCAATGGGCATGAGCGAATGTGTTACATTGAAGTTTATTCCCATGAGTGCGAGTGCGCCAGTCATTGATGACCATTACCCGGATGCATCGTATGAAATGCGGCGCGGGTGGGAGGCGGCAGTCCGCATTCTCGGTACTACACAATAAATAATGCCGTGGTAGCTCAGTGGTAGAGCGTTGGTTTGAAGAGCCATGCGTCATCAGTTCGACTCTGATTCGCGGCACATTAAAGACTGATGAGGTCAAAAATGTATGGAAGAAACATCAAATGAAAGGAAGAATCGTTTATTAGGCGAACCTCATGGTACGGCCACTAGTAAGTTACGAAAGATTCTTCTATTTGAATTAGCGATTAAATTAAATTTACATATATGTTTTCGATGTTCTACTCCTATAGAGACGCTACGACAATTTTCAATAGAGCATACAGAGCCTTGGCAGGGCGCAGTAAATCCTAAAGAAACCTTCTTCGATACATCTAAGATAGCGTTCTCACATTTATCGTGTAATGTGGCTGCTGGTAATGGCTCTAAAAGAGTTTATCCGTCTAATAAAGAGCGGTATAAAGCCGAACATTTAAGAGTTAAATCTAACCCTATAAGGTACGAGAAAAAGTTATCTGGTAAACGGGTGTGAAATGATTGGCAACAAGAGAATATTGCGACTACTGTAAGAAAGATATAACTAAGCAACGTACCACATTCATCGAGATTAGATATAAAGATGAATGGGTTACAGAAATATCTTGTGATAAGTGTAGCAAGTTAATAAAAGAAGCACTTCAAAAGATTAAGGAGGGCGTATGAATTACAAAAGACATCGCCCTAAAGAGTATACAATTCGGGATTGTGGTTATCGCTCTTGTAAACAAGATAAGGGTAAACTTAAAAATCCGAATGGTAAAGACCGTTATCTATTTAAACAGTGGATGCAAGTCCCTTTTGAGGGAAAAAATCCGTGGAGGTACAAAGATGACCTAGGGCAAATACCGTATTGATGTTAATGGCTATCGTGTGAGACAATGTAAGGAGGGTGAAGACCTACCATGCATTCGTATCACAGAAGCGGGCAAGATATGGTATGCTAAATCTGTTAGCATTAATGGTCCTAGTCATATTATACAAACAACATTTGACTCCGAAAATCCTACGGTACCTTTCATCTGGATTGAAACAGATGGTCCGATAGAATGGAGTAAATAGCTCTAGGGTGTCTAGCTCAATTGGTAGAGCGGTCGCATCTAGGGCGAACGGTTAAGGGTTCGACTCCCTTGGCACCCTCCACAATTTAATCACGGCTCCGTAGTGAAGTGATAACACACTTGCTCTAGCACGGTTCCGTTACGACGGTTTTCCGTTAAGGGGCAGGAGACAGAGGTTCAATTCCTCTCGGAGCCTCCCATAAATTTGGGAGTTAATAATGAATAATTGGGTAAGTCCTATAGACGTTTATCATGATAGCCCCGAAGGAAAATTACGCGACAGAAATATTCGGGAGCATCAATCATACTGTTATGGAAAAGATTGTATCTCTTGTGGTTGTTTAGAGGAAAGGCCCTGCATCTATCATAAAGGCTCAGATAGGTATAAGAACGAGTTACTAGAACGCATAGCAATAGCAATGGAAATGGCCGCTGTAAAGGGGCCTGAATAACTATCAGGGGATAGTCTAAATGGTTAAGACTTCGGTTTGTGGCACCGACGATGTGGGTTCGATACCCGCTCCCCTGACCAAATAAATAAGGGGGCGAAATATGAATGGAAGTATTCTTCGCCCTGTATCCTATTGTAATGATAATGATTAATGTAATATCACTAGTACTTTTAGTCTATTACAAGAGTTACTTTATAGCCTTATAGCTTAATCTGGTTAAAGCATTTGTCTGATAAGCAGAAGATTATGAGTTCGAATCTCATTGAGGCTACCAAATGAAATTAGTTGTATTACTTGCGCTACTTGTGCTAAGCTGTGGTCCTAGTAGTGGTAATTATGAGGAAGCTGTCATTGTAGATACTTATCTCGATGCAAGTGGAAATTATTGTTTCTACTTGGAGAGTAGGTATACTAATAGTGACGCTCCAACAGGAGTGTACTGCAAAGAATAGATATTCCCTTGTCGTCTAATGGTAGGACGGTAGGCTCTGGACTTATTAATGGTGGTTCGAATCCATCCGAGGGAGCCAATTATGATTTGTCCATGTAATTGTAGTTGTCACACGAATGACCACTACCCACATAAGGTATGTGGTGCTTTAGTATCAAAGGAAGATATCGACCGAGAAGAAATCGGTCCCGGTGGTAAGTACATCTGCGGATGGTGTTACGATATTTGTGAAGGTATTGAGTAAAGCTTATTGATACAGTCATTTAGGATTTGATGCCGAAAGACTTTCGATAAGCCTCGTCTACACGTGAGCAAGACGTTAAAAACTTTGGCTCAGGTGCGTATAGTCAACTTAGTTAGTTGGCCTAGTCCGAGAAATCGGTGAGAAGTGAGAGTACGCTACGCAGTTTAGTGGTTCTGCGTAAAGACCTAGCTAGCATAGAGAAATTAAAACCACGACAATCCGCCTGTAGCTCAATGGATGAGCGTCACGCTTCGGACGTGAAGATATGTAGGTTCGACCCCTATCAGGCGGGCCAGTAAATAAATACCTACTAATCTACTAAATCTCAATAAAAGAGATAAAGTCGTGATGATTAGAGGACGCAGATAGGACGAGCGTGATATCTGCCATAAATAAAAGAGGCTCCGGTTTCCCGAAGCCCCTTTAGAGCGGAGAGAGCTAGTTGAGTTTAGCTGTCGCTAGGCTCGACAGCGAGAATCTTAGAGACGGGAACGAAAACCTTCTTGCCGCTCTGAGCGTCAGTGAATTCAATGGCCGCATACACCGAATTCGGTGCAGGGTCACTATTGGACGGAGAGATAGCATACTGAGTATGATACTGGCAGTCGCCACTAACCTCATGCCAACCATCAGAGAGCAAAACACTCTTGATGCTGGTATTAGTGGGAGAAATAGCGGCACGACCGCTACTATTACTACCAGACTTGCCCATTGACTGTCGCTGCTGCTGTGCAAGGGTCATTTACAAGTGCCTCCTTGTTGAGTTGCATTGTCTCCGCTCTATGTGGTACACTAGCACAGTTGGCCGGTAATGTCAAGACAAAAGAATAAAAAAGTGGCGTGTATCCTACGCACTAATTGCACAGGCAATGACGCCACACAAATGAGTCAGGTGAGCATGTTTGGTACGCTCGGTTGTCTGTAGAACAACTCTGAAAGGTTGTAGGTTCGAATCCTATCTGGCTCACCAATGCTCCTGTAGTATAATGGACATATTATATCTGTTTTGTAATCAGATGATGCGAGTTCGATTCTTGTCGGGAGCCCCAATAAAATGGTAGAAGATATTTACTGTGGAGAGCTTCCTGAGCCGGGTTTATCTGGTTCATGGAGAAATGTTAGTACTGTAGGAAGTTGTAATGCTTGTTATAGTGGAGATAATCGTTCTTCATATCATGAAAAGGTTTTTGAATTTAGAGCTAGAAGTTTAATAGTACGTTTATGTGCGGGTCATTTACGAGAGCTAGTAAAGCAATCGAGATACCGCTAATCGTTGCGGGGTAGAGAAGTGGTCTATCTCACTAGTTTCATATGCTAGAAATCGTCGGTTCGAATCCCTCTCCCGCAACCAAACTCGGCTGGATAGTTTAACGGCAAAACATTGATTTCATAAGTCAGTAACGAGGGTTCGACTCCCTCTCTAGCCACCATACAACCTATTATAGAGGGCCTACAGGCAGCCTGCAAGGGCTGTCTTTTTTTTGTGCCTAAAGGAGCGTTACATGGATATACAACTAAAGGGCGGATTTACCACTCATGACCGTAGGTTAGATAGAATCCCTCAGTTTGATGCTAAGAGTTTAAACTATCCTGCCATGAGAGGGTTAGCTGCATATGCTCCTAGAGGGTATACGTGGTCTGTTCCTAGGCATTTAGACCAAGGGCAAGAAGGCGCTTGCGTTGGATTTGGCTTTGGTGCAGATGGTTTAGCTAGACCTAATCCTGTTCTATTTATTGATAATAAGTACGCACAGGAAGTTTATATTGCCGCGCAAAAAGTAGATGATTGGGAGGGCGAAGATTACGAAGGTACTAGCGTATTAGCTGGTGCCAAGGTAATGCATTCCCGAGGATTCTTTGATGAGTACCAATGGTCTTATGACTTAGATAGTTTAGTACTATCAGTGGGTTATAAAGGTCCAGCTATCATTGGAGTCAATTGGTATGAGGGAATGTTAGACACTGATAGTGATGGATTCATCCGTGCTACAGGCGAAATTATGGGAGGCCACTGTACATTAATTTACAAGGTTTCTTATAAGAATAGATACTTCGGTATCTGGAATTCGTGGAGCGAGTCATGGGGAGTTAACGGGACAGCGAAGATTTCATTTGATGATATGGAGTTTCTATTATCTAAAGATGAAATGGGCGAGGCATGTATTCCTGTTAATCGTCATAATTTTGTACAGAGCAGACATTCTTCCAATCAATTAATTGTTGGAAAGAATATATTAGAGGAATAAAATGAGTGATGATAAAGTAATCGACCTTGCTACGAAGGCAAAGCAAATGAAAAATCTGCGGCCTTATCGTGATAAGACGGAAGAAGAAATAAAACAAATTCTCCTTGACCGAGAGAATAAGCCTAAGACAAGAGGACCGGGCAAGGCAAATAATGATGCCTATGATAAAAGATTTAAAGATAAGTTAGATTTATTAATCACAGAATTTGCTGTAGATATGAATGACTCTAATGACAAGGAAGCTTTGATGACTTTAGCTAGATTGCAGATTCAAAATGAAAATGCGGCTAGGGACATTGATAATATTCAGAGAAAGGAAACTCTAAGAGACGAGGATTATCGCTCGCTTAAAAACTTAGGAGATTTCCAGTTAGGTGTACAACGAAGTATTGTTGACCTACAGGGTCAGTTAGGTATTTCACGAAAGATTAGAAAAGAAAAGAATGTCGATGACTTCCCACAATTCATGGAGAAGTTACTAGACCGTGGCGCTAAGATGTTTGAAGAAAAAACAACTAAGATTGTTTGCCCTAGATGTATGATTGAACTGGCTAGAATCTGGTTCAATTTTCCTAAACTTAACAATGAAATACAAGCAAGTTTAGAGTGCCAGAAGTGTCAGGAGCAAATCGAGTATGCTCGATAATGAGGAAGAATTTACAGAACAAGAATGGGCGTTGCTCAACATTGTAAAAAATCCTGTGATGTTCCGAGAGTTTATTAATCTAGAGGATGACAATTGGCAGCCATTAGAAGACCATGAACGCGCTTGGACAAGCAGTACCGCACCTTATCTTTGCATGTGCTGCGGACGAGGCGTAAGAAAAACTACTACCATGATTGAAATGACATACTATTGGATGATTAATAGAATGTTTATTCCCGGCGACCCCGGACTCTTAGTATTCGTTCCTAACAAAGCGCAGAAGGATTCTATTTTCCCCCGAATTAGGGATGCTTGTACTTCTCACTGGTTAATGGCGCGCATGGTAAACAAAAACAATATCAATATTCAGGAAGGTCGAATCGTTTTTATGAACGGATTCACTTTCATCCTTAGAATCGCTGGTAGCGAGGGTAAGGAAGCAAATGTTATTTCTATCCATACATCAAGAATATGGGTAGACGAAGCACAGGACTTTCCTTGGAGAGCATGGTTATCGTTAGGTAACGTTTTGAAGTTTGATATTCCCGGTCACATGTTATGGGTATCAGGCGTACCTAATGGAGAACGCAGAGAAAATGTTCTATTCCATTGTGACCAAGTAGACGATAAATACGTATCCTTCAATATCTCACAGGAGAAGATGAGTTGGTGGAGTCCTGAGTTAGAGTATCAACGACGTAAGGAGTTAAACTCAGTCGTAGAAATCAGTGAAGATTACAAGCATTATGTACTTGGATTACATGGTGTGCCCACTTTCGCTGTATTTGACAGAGTAAGATTCATGAAAGAAGATTATGAGATTCAAAAATTAGTCTTCTCTCAGCAAAGCTTTGAGGACACTAAGAGAGTTGGTCCCGATGGAGTCGTTAGATATAACATCAATGAAGTGATTGTTTGTCCACCACTACCATCAATATACGGGAAGCCAAAGGTAGGATTAGGTTATGACGTTGGTTATTCACCTGACCCTTCTGTATTTTTTGTTATGTATCAAGACCCCCTATCAGGAGTTTGGAAAAACTTTCTAAGGGTTGTACTACAGAGAGTTGAATATACTTTACAAAGAGAAACCCTTCTATGGTTGGATACAGCCTATGATGGGTTTAATTTTATAGGTATCGATATGGGAGGACCGGGAAAGGTTGTCTATCAAGAGCTTACATCTGAATTAGCAGAGCAAGCATATCGTGATAGAAACTTCTCAGAACGAATCTTCCCTGTTGAATTCGGTGGCAGAATTACTGTTGCTGTACAAGACGAGAATCATGAATTAATTGAGAAGAAGGATAATGTAAAACGAGTAGCTGTAGAAACTGTTTCTCGATGGGTCCACGAACATAAGTTTTGTTTCGCTACAATGGATACAGACTTAATGGAAGAGTTAGAAAGAACAAAGTTTACACGAACAGCTACAGGGGAACCATTATATAAAACTGCTGATGACCACCAATTTGCCGCAATGATGTGCGCAGTTATGGCGTATGAGCATTACTATGGCACTCCACTATCTATTCCGAGATTAGAACCACGACCTAAGTTGTGGACAGCTAAATTCTTGAATGCAAATTTATAGGAGAATAACTTTGACAGAAGAAGAAAAGCCAAAACAATTGCATGTAGCTAATGCGGCTTACATGGGGGACCACTCAATATTTGGAGAAAATAATGGGACGTTCTATATGCCTTCTGCTGGCGACTACAATGCTTCGCTTGGCTTAACACCTGAAAAATTGGTTGTACCTAGAGAATATCATCAAGTTGTACGAATGTGTTATGACTTCTATCAGCGTGGAGGAATTGTTTCCACCGTTGTAAACAGACTAGCAGAATTTACTGTTACTGAGATACGAAATGGACAGCGAGAAACTAACGATGAAGTCAATGCTTACTTTGAAGCACTACTACATGATAAGCCCGCTAGATTTATGAGGTTCATTCGACAAATGGCTCTTGAATATTTCCTAACAGGGATGGTTTTACCTAGAGTTGATTGGACAGAAATTAAGGGCGAGGATATTAGCTCTGACCTTAAAAAGAGTAAGACATACGTGTTCCCAAGATTCGACCTATATCCTCCATTATTGATAGAGGCTCGATGGGCAGGATGGGGACAAAAAACTTACTGGTTAAAACTTCCTGAAAAAGATTTACGAATGATTCGAAGCAGGGGTGGAAGAATCAAGGAACAGCAGCTTAAATATAAATCATGGGTAGAAAATTATCCTGCATTTGTAAGTCTAGTTACATCGGGAGCAGACAGTGTTAAGTTAAATGATGTGGACCCTATCTTACGAAAAGAAGTTTCCATATCACCTTATCCAACTCCCTACCTATTTCCTGTGTTAGAACCCTTGATATTCAAGCAGCAATTACGACGTATGGACTTCGCAGTTGCTTCTAGAGTAATCAACGCTATTTTGCTTATCAAAGAGGGGGACGAAAATTTTCCATTGACAGCAGAAAATAGTGAGAATCTAGACAAATTGAAGGAACAGATATTAGCGCGGGCTGGAAATCCATTACAAATGGAAAGACTGTTCATGTTGTTCACTAACCATACTACAACATTAGAGTGGATAACACCAGACCTAGATGCCCTTCTAAGTCAGGATAAGTATCGTCAGGTTAATGAGGAATTGGAAGATGGGCTTGGCTTTACAGGGATTCTTCTAACAGGAGAGTCACGTCAGGCACAAGCATCCGAGGTATCTACTTGGGCAATTCAACCGCAGATGGAAGAGTTTCGTTCTATGGTAATAGAGTGGACTACTGACTTATATGAGGAAGCTAAGAAATTGAATAAATTCTCTAAGGTTCCTGCACCTAAGTTTATTCCAATCAAGTTGCAAGACTATGTAAAAACTGCCGCTGTATTTGCGACATTATTCGGAGAAGGAAATGTTAGCCGAACAACAAGAGACGAAATGGCTGGTATCAACCTAGAGACAGAAACAGAGCTAATGAAGGACGAGCAAAAGCTATTAAAGGGCTTGCCAGCATTCGCTCCTACTCCTTATAGCCCTCCACCGCCAATGATGGGCGCTACTGGTAGACCAATAGGCTCACAAAACGTTCCTGTTAATAATAGGAATTCAGGGGTAAAACCAAGAAGTCAGAAACCCTTATCTAAGCTAAAGGCCTCAGAGAATGAGGCTATGATTGATTGGTATGCGAACAACATAACTCTAATGGAAGATGACGATGTATTAGAATTAATTAATACCGTAGCTAAAGAGAGAGGTATTACCGTTGGCCCCGAAGATGTAATTGATAATGATTAGCCCAAAAAGACTAGTATTGTGAGTGTTAAATGAGTGAGTACAACATAATAGCCGTTCTATGGGAAGACCATATATCTAAATTAGGTGCAGAAATACCTGAAAATCCAGATAGTGTCTTTGCAGTACCGACCTTAACGGTCGGTATTTTATTGTGTGAAACAGCTAAAAGCCTTTTAATAGCTCATGATATTGAACGACTTACAGACGTAGATAATAGTATATATACAGTGATTCTTAAGCACGCTGTTATAGGGGTACCAAAAGTATTCGGACAGATAGAGTTAAAAGAAATACGCTGGAAGGGGTGATTAACAGCAAATGACAGCAATTAAATATGAAAAGATGTTAGCTGAAATACAAGAGCTAAATCCCCATCAGACGATAGCAACATTTATCTTCGCTGATGATAAGCCGAATAATAATAACCAAGGACTACCATTCTCAGAATTTGAGAGTATCGCAAAGAGCGCCATTGGAATGCCTATTAAGATGAGATTCACAGGCTATGGCACAGGTAATCATGAAGGGTCTATACCAATTGGAGTTATTCAGGAAATGGAAATTAAAACCATTTCTGATGATTTTCATCAGTTGATAGCAAAGGCTGCTTTATGGGTAGGCGAGTATCCAGAAGAAATTGCTTGGTTAAAGAAAGCTTTTGCAGAGGGCAGAGCGCCGGGAATTTCTTATGAGATTAATTACAAAGACTTCACAAACGTAGATAACGTTCAATGGATTAAAGATACGTTTGCAGGAGCAGCAACGTTTGTAAAGACGCCAGCATACGGCACGCGCACAGCGTTGATTGCCTTGGCATCTACAACAGATATAAAGAAATTGGAAGAAGGATTAATTGCTTTAGCGGAGCAATTAACAGAAGAACTTAACCCTGAACCCAAAGGAGGCAAAACAATGGATGAAAAAGAAGTAGAAGCTCTTAAGACTGAACGAGATACGTTTAAGTCAGAAGCAGCTACCAAGCAAAGTGAAATTGAAAATCTTTCAACTACTCTAGGTACAAAGGATGCAGAAATTGCAGCCCTACAGACTGAGAATGAGAATTTGAAGAGTGCTGCACTTGTTGATTCTCGACTACGAGAGTATGCAACAGCAGGATTTACTCTTGAAGCGGAAGCAGAAAAGGCTGACAAAAGAAAGAGCCTATTTGCATCTTTGACAGACGAACAATGGACTGACTATATCGCTGACCTTATTAGTGTAAAGGCTACACAGCTACCAGCACCTAGTAATACAGCACTAGCGTCACTTAGACGACAAGATGTACCTAAGCCAGAACTAGCAACAAGTACAGACATACAATCATTAAGACAAGGTTTACGAAGCCTTGCAAGACCAAATGAAACTCAATAAAAGGAGGTTAGTGTAAACACATGGTTGATGCAATTAACACTGGTAATCCAGTTAGAAGCACATTCTTAGTAAACAAGTACTCTGATATAGATGGAGGGCGAGTTGCACAGGAAACACCAAGAGGACGACTTTGCTTTAGAGATACGAACGGAAGATTAACTCTTCCTACTACTATCGCAATGGCAAAGTTAGCAGTATTCCCC